GCGGATAGACAACCCTTATTGAGAATGGTTCCCATTAAGCGGTGATGATACACCCGACACGCCGTGTGTATTTGACATGTGTTGTGTGGTGTGGTACGCGGAAGTGCGCGTGGAATCGCGGTGCGGTTGTGGCGTGTCATGTTACGCGGTGTGGTATTATTGGGGTATCGGTTTCGATGAAAGGAAAAAATAAAATGAGTTTCATGAATCTTAAAGCATTGTCTAATTCAATCGATTTTAACGTGAACAGTATTTATGATGTGCTTGTGTATTTTGTTGATATTGCGTCTGATTGCTTGATGGAACTTCGGTTTGTCGATTGCATTGACGCGTACGGGCTTAGGGATGTACTTGACGATGGCGTGTTTTATGTTCCGGGCGCAGTCTGTTTAGGCTATCGGATTAATCGGTGATTGAGAAAAAAAGGTGGTTTGAGCATGTTTTGTAAGCGTAATACTTGTGATTTCGTTAAAGGTTATAGGGTACGTGGTGAACAGCGTGTTAAGGCCGTTGTTATTAGTACGAAGTGGTTTAAATGTGATTCGTATGTGTCGGATTATGTGTTTTCGCATTGTCGTGATATGCTTGATTTGATGCGGCGGGGGGTGTGGCGGGGGTGAGGTGTGGTGATGGCCTATTAGCTCAGTGGTTAGAGCGGCATTCTTATAAAATGTGCGTGCCGGGTTCAATTCCCGGATAGGCCACGCGATTGTGATATATTGTGTCATGGCATGTCGTTTGATGTGTCATGACCTTTTTTTTGTGAGGTGATTTGATGGATATTAGTGCGATTGTAACCGTTGTCGGAAGTGTAGGTTTCCCGATTGTCGCGTGCTGCGGAATGGCATGGTTTATCGCCACGACGTTCAGCGATTTTAATGATTTGATGACTAAGAACAATGTGCTGACCGAAGAACTTATTACATTGCTTAAGAATAATAAAGGGGATAATGATGCGAGTATGGCGTAGCGTGTTGGTATGCGTATGCGCATTGTCCTTGCTTTTTGTGCCATCTGCAAGTGCGGACATGCGCGGTGTGGATGTGAGCAATTGGCAGTGTGATATTGATACGTATGCGTTGGACGCTGATTTTGTTGTTGCGGGTGCGACATGGGGTATCGGCGGTTTCAACAACATGTGTCTGATCAATGGCGTGAATCAGGCCGCGAACTATCAGCTTGGACGTGCAACGGACAGCGGCAAGAGTATCGGCGTATATCATTACGCGATGGGGCGCGACGCGAACGCGGAAGCTGATTTTTTCGTTGATAACGTGCGCGGATACGTCGGTAATGCCGTGCTTGTTTTGGATTGGGAATCTCAGGATAATCCGCAGTTTGGTAATGGCGCGTGGATTGAAACGTGGGTACGTCATGTGCATGATCGCACACAGGTGTGGCCGATTGTGTATGTTCAGGCGTCAGCGTTGGGGCAGCTTACTTCGTTCGTGCGGGAGCATTGCGGCGTGTGGGTTGCGCAGTATGCGTCAATGGCTGTCACCGGTTATCAGGAAAGACCATGGCTGTATGGTGCGTATGGTGAAGCCATGCGTCAGTACACGTCGAACGGATATGTGCCGGGGTATGCCGGACGATTAGACTTGAATTATTTCCGGGGTGAACGATGGCAGTGGGACGCATACGCGCATGGCGACGGTGCGAATGTATCCGCGCCGGAAACGAACACCGGTGGCAATGTATCGCAGTCTGCTTGCGTGGTGGTTGCGTCGGGCGACACGTTGTCGGGCATTGCTGAACGTACTGGACTGTTGCCGTGGCAGTCGTGGCACGGGTACGCGTCGGGTAATCCGGCTGTGATTTATCCGGGCGAAACCGTGTGTTATGGTGGTGCTGTGGCTGCGCGATCGGATACGGCGCGCACGCATACGGTTGCGTCCGGTGAGTCTTTGTGGTCGATTTTCGGCGGTGATTGGGCACGTGTTGCGTCGCTTAACGGTTTGTCTAATCCGAATTTGATTTATCCGGGGCAGATTTTGCGTTATTGAGAATCAATATCAATAATCGGCGTGTTGCTTTTTGCGCACACCGATTTTTGTGCTATAAATATTTATGTCGCCAAAATGGTTGACAGAAAATAAAAACAGATACAAAGGATAACAAACATGCGAAAGATACGTAAGGTAATCGCTGACAGCACCATAAACTATTATGGCAGGGACGGTGTGGCACAGACATTCCACACTAACGGAAACGTTCGTAATGTTGAAATGGCCGTCAAAGTGCTTATGGACGCCGGTATTGTCAATATCTTGGTTGACGATATCACTGTAAACAAGAACACGTATGTCATGGACGTTGATACGTTCATTGAGCACGCGGAACGTGTCGCAACTGACGTAACCGGCTCCGATATTGACAACGATACCGATAATGATAAAGATATTGAATTCTGAAAGGAACTGAAATGAACGAGGAAAACGAACAGATGAACGACACCACTGCGAACGAAACCGCGCAGAACATTGCTGACAACTATCGTTATATTTGCACGATGGACAACAGCACGTTTGAGGGCAAGCGCGCTATCGTCAACGCACGTAATAGCGCGTTGTCGCTGAACGGGCGCGGTGCGGAACCGTTGACGGTTGTGGGTGCCTATATCACGCCGGGCGTACGTTCGCAGACTGGACAGAAATGCGCGAACGTCTATCTTTTTGGAAAGGACGGCAACACGTATTTCAGTCAGTCACAGGGAATCTACCGTAGCGTGTTGGATATTTACGATATGTTCCCTGATTTCAACGCGCCGGACGGCATCACTGTTGCGGTCAAGCAGACCCCGCTGGGCGGTGGTCGTTTCACGAAATCGCTTGAAATCAAGTAGTTTGGAATGAATCAAAAAAAGTGCCATAACATATTATGGCACTTTTTTTTATAAGGTGGTGAACATGCCTAGAGCGCATAAACAAGCGGATGTATTGACCGCGAAACGTAAGCGCGTGCGTCGCGCGATCAACAGTTTGAAAAAAAGCATTACCGACACCATGCCCGAAAGCGAAGCGAACGTACGACGCGCATACATACAACGGCTTGAAACGCAGTTGAAAAATACGTATGTTGGCCGTGTCCGTAATAGCGGCATGCGGAATGAACTGTATCAGCGTGCGAACGAAACCGCCGATAAACTCGTGCAACAGGTGAGCGAGGTACGCGGCGGTAAAGGGCGGGCGAGGGAGCGCGCGCGTTCGTTCCATATTTTCCGTGAGGAAATGCGCATGGCGTCCAAAGGAATGCCAAGCGCGCTGGGAGAGCTTGGCCGGGAAAAAGTCAAGGTGTTTTGGCGATACACACAAAACATATGGCAGAAATCGAACGTTCCGCCGAACAAACGACTTGAAGCTATCATGAAAGCGTATGACGCTGATTCGCTCAGTGAGCTTTTTGATACTATCATGCAACGAAACGAAAAGGTATTGGAATACGCCAAAAATATGAAAATGCATACAGGCGAATTAGAGGATTATACGGACGTTGACGGCGGTAGCCCGATTTGGCTTATTGCGGTCTCACCCGATGTAGTACGATGATAAAGCGCAAGGAATTTAAGATTGCGGCGATATTCGACACCGAAACAACGAATATTGGCGAGGATACCGAAACACGCGCATATCCGATATTATACATTTTCAACGATTTGCGTAACACACCGCTGGAATCGTACACTACCGACACGGACGATGTACGGTTTTACCGGCACACGTCCGAAGCGTTGACGTACATTGACGATCTTATCGACTATGGGCGCGCGCACGATTATGTTCCGATAATCGCGGCCTATAACCTTATGTTCGATATGCAAACTCTTATGTTGGAATTGGCGCAGTCGTACGCGATTGATGTCAATGCGCAGACCGCTACAAGCGTGTACACGCTCGATTTGCGCGTAGGCGATAATGTGGTGTGCCGTTTTTGGGACACGTTTTATCTCGAAATGGGCGGGCTGCGCGCGATGGGCGAAACATGTGGATTGCCGAAAGCGGTGGGCGATTGGGATTACTCACTTGTGCGTACGCCTGAAACGCCGTTGACGGAAGAGGAAAAATTTTACGCACGCCGCGATGTGCAAGTGATACCTCAATACTTGCAATGGTTGTTGCGCGCTAATCATTGGCTTACGTCTGACATGCTGGGTTGCCGCGTGCTTACCAAGACGTCACTTGTGCGGCAGATGGCACGCCGTGAGATCGGCGGGCGGCGGGTCACGCTGCAAGGTGGCAAGAAAATCACATTGCAACGCGCTTTCGAGATGACGTGCAATCAGGAATTTCCGAAAGATTACGAATCTTATGCGCTGCGTAAGGCATGTTTCCGTGGCGGTTTGACGTTTACGAGCGCTAAAACCGCTAGTGTTGTCGTGGATAATGTCGCGTCCTTGGATGTTACATCGATGCATCACGCATTTATTAACGGGCGACGGCTGCCGGTGAAATTCGCTACAGCGCCTACGGATATTCTGCAAATCGCATGCGAACGTATCGTTAGCACACCGCTTGACACCGTGTTGTCGAATTATGATGATCCGTTTCTCACTGGATTGCATGCTGCGGTGAGATTTACGAATCTCAGATTGCGTAAAAACACATGTTTTGACACTTGGGGGATTGCAATATGCCCACGGTCAAAGTTCGTGAAAACGTTGCAAGCGGACACCGATTACAGCAACAACGAACGCGCGAAAACACAGGAAAACAGCGTTAGGGCGCATGGTTACGTTGACAGCGCCGTTAATCCAACGTACGCTTTCGGGAAATTATATCGGGCGGACGAATGCATATTACATGTCAATGAAATCGAATTGTGGAACGTGGCGCAAGTGTACGAATTTGACGAAATGCATGTACTGCACGGTGAAGCAACCACTAAGACGATTGTTCCGCCCGATTACGTGTCCCTACAATCTAACATGCTTTTCGCACGTAAAACAGATGTGAAAAACCTTATCAAGGGGTACGCCGAGGGCGTGCCATACGCGGGGGATATTCCTGAATCGATACCGGAAGGTATCGCGCATGATGCGAAGGCGGGTACATTGAGCATGAAATTTCTGCAATCTTATTACGGGTCTACTGTTAAGGGGCAATTTAATGGCATATATGGCACACAGGCACAAGACGTTATGAAAGCGGATTATCGCGTGACGGAAAACGGCGAACTTGAAGTCGATAAAAACACTGTTTGCACTCCCGAGAATTTTGCGAAAAAACGCCCGAAAACACCACGTGTTCTCTACACGTACGGAATGCGAATCGTAGCGGGCAGCAGAATGCACCTCTTGATAGCCATGATGTTGATATACCGTCATTTCGGCGCACGCGTAACGGTTACGGGCGGCGATACCGATAGTCTGAAAATCAGTTGCGATGACGATGTGAGCGACACGGAATTGCTGGACGCGCTCAAACCGCTGCATAACGCGATTGAAAACGCGATCAACCGAACCATGCGACGCGTCCGAAACACCGCGCCCGACATGGCGTCAACGCTAGATCATATCGGAAAATTCGAGGTTGAGGACTGTGGCGGTGTCACGCGTTATGCCGAACATATGGAATTGTGGAACAAAGCACGCGTTAGTTTGGACAAGAACGGACGTGTACATGTCACTTGCGCCGGACTCCCACGGCCGGACGGTGCGTACACCATTGAAGATTTTATAGCCGATCTCATGCATGCGGGGCACGGTTTCGCGGAAACCGTACAAATATCGCTCGGTTATGACGTATTGGTAGATTATGAGATTTGCCACACTTTGCAACGTAACCGCCCGCATGTATGGGACAGGTACGTCGGCACCGTCACCGATTATCAGGGCGCGACATATCATGTTGACGCGCCCGAAGCGATAGCATTGTATCCGTCCGGCAGATGGCTAGGCGAATCGGACAAACAAGCTAACGGCGAGAATCTGACATACATGCGAAACACGTATAATAGGAATGCGGAAACAACGCCCCGCGAACTTATTATGCGGGACGGCAAACCTATGATTGTGAGTATTGATGGCGAAATATTATTATGATCGGCTTAGAACACAGATATTGCCGCGCGACGCTGACGTAAATCTTATAATTGGCGCGCGTGGTCTCGGTAAAACGTACGGCGTGCGCCGGTACATGCTAGAGGATTATATTAAAAACAATATCTGTTTTGTTGAAGTCACACGGTACCGAGAGGAAAATAACGACGTGGCGGCAAAATATTTTGACAGGATAATAGAAGATAATATTTTTCCCGACTACGATTTTAGGGTGCATAACAAGGTGGCTGAAATACGGCGTAATGGCGATAAAAATTGGCGGACATGTGGTTATTTCATCCCATTATCATTACAGCAGCAGAAGAAAAAAAGCACATATGTTAATGTACGTAACATTTGCATGGACGAAATTATTATAGACCCCGACGATATATACCACCATTATTTGCGCAACGAATATGAACAATTAGCCAATCTTGTAGACACCGTAACGCGCGAACGCGCCGACGATAACAAGCTACGTAAACCGCGAATCTTTTTATTGGGTAATGCGTGCGACGCATATAATCCGTATTTTAAACATTATGACGTCCCCTTGGAACCCGAGTTCGGTCTGCAATGGCTTGACGGTAAAACGTGTATTTTCGATTATGTTGAAGATGATAAATACGCTGCACAGAAAACGAAAAACACCGTCGCGGGGCGCATGATGAAAAATAACGCTGACGTCACCGCTAAAAACAAATTCAAGCACTATAACACTGATTTTCTTGAAAAACCGCACAAACACGCTAAACTTACGTATGTCTTCCGTTGGTTGCGGCACGAGTATGGCGTTTATGTTGATTTACGTTGTGGCTACGTTTTTGCATCCTCAAAATATGATGCGGGCGCGCATGTGCCATATTTTGCGATCACGACGGATGACAACAAACTTAATTACCTTACGGCAAATGTGGCAAAGGACTTGATTAGAAATCTTACGTCATATTATGCATTAGGATACCTACGTTATGACACGGTGGAAACGCAACACGCTGTAATTGCAATGCTTAGAAATTTCGGTGTAAAATAACCACGGCATACGCAAGGTGCCGTAACGAGGGCGATAAAACATTATCATTGATAACCACGGTTGACTCCGCCAATGATATGGCCGTGAGGGAAAAGCGCGCCGTCCATCGTTGTGAATCATGTTGCACGTATGCTATTCTTAAGTCGTGCCGGTTCGGTATTCGTTCACCGGCACGACTTTTTTCATATATGAAAGGAAAAAATAATGGATGACGAAACTTCTGAGGAAAGGGACACCGCCGAACGCGATGACCTTACGGAAAACGAAGCGCACCGCGCGGGCGAATTTGATGATTTGCGCGACATGCTGCGTGACGTGCTTGACAAGATTAGCAAGTTAAGCGATCGCACGGACGCAATTAGCGAACGAATCGACGGCATATATGACAATTTCACCGACTCCGTTGCGCAAATGGTTGAAAACGGTGCGACAGTCAAGGAAAACGACGATGACGCTGCGGAAGCAATCGCGCAAGCGGCGGCGGAAGACTTGGAAAATCTCGACTACACGCTTTAATCGATAGGAGAAAATATTATGGCTGTAGACAATGCGACAATTTTGGATAAGGTGCGTACCAAAGGCACTGACGATTATCAGCAGCGTATTCCGAGCGCAACGCAGACAGGTGTGGCGAACACCATGCGCTACTTGTTCGATCCGATGAACCGCCAATATTTGAACGACTGTGTTTGGAACATGGTCAATCGTATCGGACTAACCGTAATGGCGCAGAACGCGCCGTTTGAAAACCCGTTGTCGATTTTCAAAAAGGAAAACTTGTACTGGGGTTCGACTGTACAGGAAATCGCAGTCAAGTGGATTAAGGCGCACGGGTACAAGGATGATGCGGAAGACCTTTTGAAGATGCACCGTCCTGAAGCGGCGGTGTGGTTCTATGAAATGAATCGTCGTGACCAATACCCGATTTCATGGACAGATGATGAATTGCGTCAGGCTTTCGTGGATGATTTCGGCTTGAATCGTTTCGTTGCGCAGATTATGGAAACGCCCCGTAATTCCGACAATTACGATGAAATGAACATCATGCTTGCGCTGATACGTCATTACGAGCAGAATCTTGGTTTCTACAAAGTGCATCTTGACGCGGTGCCAAGCGACCAAACAACCGCCAAGACTTTGCTCAAGGCATTGCGTGCGACCGCCGGACGTATGCAGTTCCCGTCAACGCAGTACAACGCGTTGAACGTCACCGACATTCCGGCGTACGCTAACCCGCAGCAAATGGTGTTGCTGATCGAGCCGGAATATCTCGCTTCGCTCGACGTTGACGCGTTATCTGCCGTGTTCCAGCTGGACAAGGCCGACGTGCCGTATCGTATTATTCAGGTGCCGTCGCTTGGTATCGATGGCGCGGTGGCGTTGCTTGTTTCGACTGATTGGTATCAGGTGCGAGACACTATGTATGGCACTACGCAGTTCTACAATCCGCAAACTGTTTCCAATACGCTGTACTTCAATCATTGGGGCATTTATGGCGTGTCGCCGTTCACGCCGTGCGCGCTGTTCACCACCGACGCGGGCACATCCATCAAGGTTGTGACTCAGACAGTGACCGGTTTCACGCTGACTCCGGACACGGGCACCGTCAAAGCGGGTGATCTTATGCAGCTCACGCCCAAGCTCACCGCCACCGTCGAGCCAACCGGCACCGCCATACAGGTGGCACCGAACGCGGCGACATACGAGGTTGCGGCGAACCATGCCGCAAGCGGGGATGACGCGCACGGTGCGGCGTTCGATCTCAACGTCAATACGTTCGTGGATGACCAAGCGCGCCTGCATGTCCAGCGTGATGGCCTTGTGGCCGGTGATGTCATTATCGTGACGGGCACCGCCACGTATGTCAATCCGAACGGTGAGACTACGGAACATTCCGCGACATGCACGTTCACCGTCGCATAATCTGAAATCATTTATGATATAAATGAGTGGTGTTTCATGTGAAACACCACTCATTTTTCATATAAGAAAGGGTGTGAAAATGGACTTCCCACATTTACAAAACGCAACGACGTTCCCCGGCACGGACACGCGCGTATACGAGCAATACCGCAACGTTTTCGATTACAATGTTTGGACCCCGAACACTATAATTAAGTTGTGTCATGTGAATTGGTACGATGATTACCATGACGTCGTGAAATTCCACGATGACGCCGCAAGAAACGAATGGTTTGACAATCTCGACGGCGAAACGGTCAAGCTGACAACGAACATGTATATCGCACGCGCCGACACGGACGGCATAAAATTGTCCGTACCTTACATGACGGCGCAACAGTATAATTACATTGTCGTTGACTTTTCACATGACATTATCAATACGCCATATCAAAAAACCGACGTGCAGACACGTTATCATTTTTTCATCACATCTGTACGCGCGGAAGCACCGAACACGACAACATGCACGCTTATGCGTGACGTATGGACGGACTATATCAACAGCACCATAATTAACGGAATGGTGCTGACACGCGGGCACGCGCCGTTAACGGAAATGACACCGCAAGAACTGCTGAAAAACCCGCGCGCGAATTGCCGTGATTTCACGCTGCCCGACGTCGACTATGGCAACGCCGCATCGAATATCAGAAAAAGCACACCGTTTAATCTGCAAAACGGTACAAGATACATCTGTGTGGCCGCAACGTTTTCACCTGAACAATTGCAAACAATGAGCGGCATGCGCGGTACGAACATTACGGACAGCGACCCGACATACAGCAATAACGACGGCACGGTTAACGGTTTCTCGTGGGGTGCCGGAAACATTTCCACGACAAACGTAACCGGCGCGGGCACATCGTATAATTCTATTGACAATCTCACTGCAAGCAACGTAAGCATGTATGCGCTCGAATCGTCCAAAATATCAGGCGATTATTTTGACACGCTTTTCACATATTATCCACATATCATGTCGCAAATTACAGCGGTGTTCGTAGCCACCGCGAACATGTTGCGACTTGACAGCGGCGTAAATGTGAATGGCGTTGAATGGCATACAGTCAGCGGCGCACGTACGAAACTATCCGATATTGATTTGACTACCGACGATTTCGGCTACGCTAGTGAATACGAACAAATAACACGACTATATCTTGCGCCCTACGCGCACTTAGAGGTTTCCGACAATATCGGCAACAAAACCCGTGTGGAAATCGCTGACTGCGGGCAACTCTCGGTACAGACAGTCACGTCTTTAAGCTATCCGATATTGCGACAAATCGCATGGCTTGACGGAATCGGTGGCGACGGTGACACGTCAATTAGCATTAGCGCCATCAACGGGGCTAACATTACCGCCGACGTGCCGAACACGGACGTGCTTAAAACGCTCGTATCGCACGACATACCGACATACGCGCTGCAACGTCGTGCGATCGACGCGTACCGCGCCGACGCATACAATCAAAATGTTGCACAAGCACGCGAAAACGCCGTACTCGCATACGAAAACGGCGCACGTACAGCCAACGTTAGCCGTGACAACACCGCGCGCACAGGACAAACAAGCGTTGCGAACACCGCAACCGCCAACGGATTGCGTAACACGACAACAGCTAATGCAAATCAAGCAGCGACGGACATAACAGCGCGCGGAAATACCAAACTAGATAGCGAACAGAAATATCAAAACGCAAAGATAAACGCCGATCTATCGGAAGACTTGGCAGTCGCAACCGCGTCATATGTCACCGGTCAGGAACAAGCAGCAATGACCAACGTCACTTCGACTCTTGGTAGTCTCGCCACAAGTGCAATATCGGTTGGCGCGGGGTTAGCAGCAAGCGCGGCTACAGGCGGTGCCGCGCTCCCGGCTGTGATCGGCGCGGCGGCGGGGCTTAGTTCCGGTGTGATAGGTGTTGGCACGTCAAGCTATAACGCGGCGATTGCGTTGACCAATAACCAACTTGTGTACACCGCGTCAAGCGACGCCGCGTCCAAAAAAGCAGCCAACGCGTTGGAATGCAATGCGGGTCTTATTGCGCAAGCAAAAAACTACGCCACGGATAGCACGAAACGTTCCAATCAGCTCAACACCGATAACACTAACGCGTCTAACACAGCCAATACGACAATAACAAGCACAAGCGTCGCCACGGCGAACGCGAACGCTATCGCGTCACGTAATCAGAGTGTGGATAATGCCAAACGTGTCATGGTAAACACGCGTTCCAATGTTAACGCTGCATGGCGCGACTTGCTCAACCACAGCGCGCAGCCCGTTGGCGCGTATGGCGGTGACAACTTCGGACAGGCTACGGGGCTTGACACACTGACCGTTAAAATCGTCACCGAAGACAACGGCGCGATAGCGGCGGCGGGCGATTACATGCTACGCTATGGTATCGCAAGCAACAAACTCTACAATAAGCCATCGTTGACACCTTGCAAGCATTTCACGTATTGGCAGACCGCTGATATATGGACGGTGTGCCCGCTTGCGCAAAACGAGCAATTGCAGACGATCAGGGATATTTTTAGTTCCGGTGTTACAATATGGAACAGACCCGAGGAAGTCGGCGGCGACTTCACACACGACAATCTATAAAGGTAGGCAAGTATGGGACGTAAACGCACGCATAAAAGGCCGTTGACTCGTGCGGAAATAGGTGAACGTGGCGCACCGGTGTGGCAACAATCGCAAGCGCTCAATTCGCAAGCGTATTCGATGGCGTATTCTCAAATGTTAAATATTGCGCTATCAAGGTTTAAGTGGTTGAATCTGCCGAAAACTTGCGACGCGTGGTTTCTCGAATACAATCTATTGTATTTCGGTTACGCCACGATCGCGTTTCCGCGTAGCAAACCGGGCGTGTTTTTCAGCACGCAAGCGGTGACTACATCGAATTTCAACGTCTATTACAAACCGAAGAAATGGGATAGTTACGGTATTAACGGTTGGCGTTTTCCGGTTAACAATTCTAATGGTGTTTTCATCTACGCTAACCGCGCCCGTACGCCACTCATTCCGACTATAGAATTTTTTGCACATGAAATCGAAGATTTGTACATGACGCGAAGACAGAACCGTTTCAATCAGAAAACACCGTTCATTCTTGAGGTTCCAGCCGGACAACAAACGGCGGGCATTAACGTTATTAAGCAAATCTCAGGCGGTGAAATGGCTATCATGGCGACACCCGGCTTCACCGATTCTATGAAAGCGAACGTGCTGAAAACCAACGTCGAATATATCGGCATGGAATTGCAGAACGATATACAGAACACTTGGAACGCGTTCTATCAATCGTTGGGCATTAAAAATCTACCGTTGAAAATGGAACGGCAGACCGCCGACGAAATTAACGACTATGGCGAACCGACTGATCTACGCGCGCTCAGCGAATTAGAGGAACGACGTGCCGCGTGCGACATCCTCAACACAAGATTCAAAAAATACCTCAAGGAACCGATACAGGTTGTATGGAACGAAGACAATGTTTCCCGCAACTACGCTTACTTGACGGACGTTGAAAGAATGAACGACGATGACAATGCAGAATGACATAAACCATTATCAGCCATGCGAATCGCGCGACGATTTTCATGGCGTGATGACATACACTTTTGGCGAACTGCTTGACGTGCCGGGCGGTGTTGACTGGAATAATGCCGCATGGTCATGGCGTGACATTGCCTATGATGACACGCAATACACGCGCTGCTGCAAGAAAATCGAAAACCGTTTTTTTGATCGGGAACTAGGCGTTATGCCACCGTCAAGATGGCGACGGCACTTTTTACGTCTTATACAAGAAATTATGCCGGTATTGCGGCCACTTTATGCGCTTATAGACACTAACCCTGATATAATGCTTAGCGATAGCGACATATGGCATAAAATGCGAACAGTGTTTAGCGATTTCCCCGCAACGCAACTAGCCGAAAACCAAGACTACGCAAGCAACGCGACGGATAACCAATATGAGACGATTGCCAACGGTGTTTTTATGGACAAAGTCAATCGCATACGCAACGGCGAATACGTCGATATTGACGTACTGTTGCTTGAACACCTTGAAACATGTTTTAGTCCATTATGGGCGATCAACATAAACAATTATTGAAAGGATAACGCACATGTTTCCACTACTCCCGTTTTTCTCGGTATGGCCGTACACACCCGCCATACCCGCGTTCTATTGGAACGCTAAAAGTCAAGAAGAAATCATAAAGCACATTGCATGCGAAATCGATCACATAACGGCGTATCTTGACGAAATCGTGACCGACATAAACAAAACATTGAACGACTATGATACAAGAATAAAAAACATTGAAGCACACATAAACGACTATGCCGTTGCCATAGCGCAACTGCAAGAACAAATCGGCCGTATAGGAGACACACAGCTAGTATGGAACGTTACAAAGGGTGAATATACGGATAGTAAAACCGCGATTCGTGATTTGTACCGCGAACTAGCGGTGTATGGCGCGCGTGTCACGCAAATAGCCGATATTAACACCGGTAAACTAGCCGAACACCGAACCGACGAAACGCCCGCAATCGGCAATCTTACCATATTTGACGATACCACGCCACGTGTCACTAATCCAACAACCGGTGAACAATATCCACCGTTAGCATGAAAGGGTAAATCATGGTTAACACTACAAATTACGCGCTGGAAAAATACGAAGCTGGAAATTCCGCAAATCTACTTGACCAATACAACGGGTCAATGGATAAAATCGACGCGGCAATAAAAAGCGTCAGCGATAAAGCGGACTTAGCATTGAGCAACAACGTGTTACCGGACGGACTAGCAGCGTTCATAGAAGCGTTAGGATTGACCGGAACTAATGCGAAAACACTTGGAACAACACTCAATCACATATTAAACCGTACCGGCACGGAAATATTCACCGTCACAGACCTTAGCACCCTCAAAAAAACCGCAGAGGGCTATCCAATCCCCCCAACCGAGTAAAGGCGTACACTCATGGCATCACAAACACCGTTTTATCATCTACCACTATACGAAACCGGCGACCTAGCCGACCTACGCGACGGATACAACGCGGCAATGCGCACACTAGATCGCATCATTCACCAACTAAAAGTGCAAGAAGAAGTAAATCATCCAACGAATCTTCGAAAGGACAACTAACATGACCGACTACACAACCAATTTCAATCTCGAAAAATATCAAGCCGGCGACGCGGCCAACCTCAACGATCAATACAACGCGTCAATGGATATTATTGACGATAATTTATACAAAATCAACAGTAACGCAAATACCGCTGGCGGTAAAGCAACTCAGGCTTTAGAAACAGCGCAAAACAACAACAAAAATCTAGCAGCGTTAGGCGTGACCGACACCGCAACCGCCACCGCGCTTAAAAACAAAATAGACAACACTAACACAACCGCAGACAAAGCGTTGAACTTAGCGCAAACCAATGAAACAGCCGTTACCGCGATAAATGCAGACCTAACCGCAATAAATGCAAATCTAACCGCGCTGCACGCGAACAGCGTTAGCGACGCAACCGACTTATACAATACCGTACAAAAAATAGATGGCATATATTCAAACATTGAATTAAAACGAAAAACATACACGAATATAGCGATCATAGGCGATTCAATAAGCTACGGTACCGGCGCATCAAGCCTAGCAATGTCATGGGCGAACCAATTCAAATCATACATAGGCGCAAGCAACGTGCAAAACATGTCGCAAAACAATGCGGGATACGTAAACGCGCCAACTTTTATGTCACAGCTACAAGCGGTGACTAACAAAACGAACATAACACATATAATTATCGCGGGCGGTGCAAACGATAAACTACAAACAACAACCGACATTACAACCGCAGTCAAAAAAACACTGCAATACGCGCTCACTAATTTTCCAAACGCGGAAATATATGTCGCTCCTGTCGTTCTAGGCGTACAAGGAATGTTTAGATATCACACAAACATACCGCAGACACTAAACGCGATCGAAGAGGGAATAGCGCAAACACCAAACGTACACGAAATACAATACGCGTGGGAATGGCTCAACGGACGCGAAGATTGGGCATCCACTAGCAGCGGTTCAATGGACGCAATACATCCAAACGACAACGGACAAAAACAACTTCTGCGATTGTTCGCTGAATCACTATTTACTCGCAACGGCATACACAACAACTGGAAAACCAGCGTGTCAGGCACGGACAACCACGGTCAAATAATAAACAGCGAATCAGTATGCAATAACGGAATATACACATTCAATTGCCAATTCAAAGTAGTAAACAATCACACAGCATACGCCGGAATAGTCGCCACATGCTACGGACTATCAACAGTAAACAACTACTGCATAAGCTCAAACTACTTTAACGGAACACTATACGCGTCAACCAACACCGCACACCGAGGAATAATAGCATGCACAAGCGCAATACCAAACAACACAGAAATATACTGCGCAGCAACACACAGCATTAGCGCATAAAACACCACATTAACGCATAAAAATACCCGGTGTGAAAACACACCGGGTATACTTTTACCGACTTTAATTATATCAATCGCCGTTATCAACCGAAATAACATATTTACGACAACGACGTCCCTTTTTAGACAAACACCGTTCGGTTTCAACGTAATCATAATCGCAGCTTAACGAATACTCAATTACCGTTGCAAGTGCAGACTCGAACGTAATAACGGTATCATCAAAATAACCATTATCACGAACAGTAGTCGTAAGCACATCTTCGATAGACACTTTATACCAAGTATCCTCTTCAAGTTCAATAACATAAGCATTAAAATTAATCATTTTATTTTTTCCTTTCATCGAAACCGATACCCCAATAATACCACACCGCGTAACATGACACGCCACAACCGCACCGCGATTCCACGCGCACTTCCGCGTACCACACCACACAACACATGTCAAATACACACGGCGTGTCGGGTGTATCATCACCGCTTAATGGGAACCATTCTCAATAAGGGTTGTCTATCCGC